TACAGTAAGAACACCATCTTCTAGGGTAAGTTCAATATCCTGTTTACCAAATCCAGCAACAGCAACTTCAATTACGTAAGTATTCTCAGCAATTTTACGTATATTGTAAGGTGGGTATGAAGGGATCTTAGGTAGGTTTTCTGTGAATGATGATAGTCTCTTAAAAAGATCATCAAATCCTACGGTATCTTTTGTGAGACGAGAGAAACCAAATGGATCTGTTAGATGATTATAGTTAGTCATGTGTTAACTCCTTTTAAGCAAGTTAAGATTTTGAAAATGTTCCTCTCATTGAGCAGGAACAGGGCTGGGTTACGCAATACCTGTCATTCCCCAGTGTTTGTATTTATAACACAAAAAATCTGTGTTGTCAAGTCCTAATATGCAAAGGTATCACCAGAACCTTGATCTGTCTTAGGGTTGCAGTGATCGCCTCCTTCTATTGGACACTTATCATCTTGATCAGCATCATCGGGTCCGTGAATGATGACTTCGTTTTCACCTATAAAGATAGTACCTTTGTTATTAGATCCTAGTTTAAGTTTTCCATTTCCATGATCATTCTTGTCACCTTTCACTGCCCATAACAGATTATTGACAAAGACAGTAGTTTGTCCTGTCACTACTGTCTTGGCACCACATTTTCTTTTGTCTGTGTCTCTATGGGCTTTGTATGGCATTACTTTTTCTTTGGATTTAAATCAATACGTTTAGACTTTAGGACCATGTGTTCTGTGGCTACAATGTCAATGTTCTTTGTTTTGATAGAGAGACTTTCTGGTGCATTGATCTTTACATCATTCTGACCTTGAATAGTCACACAATTATTTTGATCAACATATACACTTACACCACCTTGAACTTCAATAAGAGTAGGTCCAGATACCTTAAGTTTCTGTATCTTGTTTAGATGGTAGACCTTTTGTTTTTGGTCTTCCTGGTCTCTTTTTTGGTGAATCTTGGGTTTGAACTCCTGTTGATCCAAATCCACCTGTTCTGTCTGTTTTGGTGGTTGGTTGGGTTGCTGTTTCTTCGATGGCATACTTTTCATCCTTCACTAGTTCGGCTTGACAAATTCTATCTCCATTATTGATCATGATACCATTATCTGACATATTATGAAGAAGAACAAAAACTTCCTGAATATAATCTGAATCAATAACACCTTCTGCATTTGCTAGAACGATACCTGACTTGAGAGACAATCCAGACCTAGGATGCAGTCTTACAGAATAACCCTCAGGAATATCAAAAATGATACCAGTAGGAACCATGATACGATCCTTGGCATTGATGTAGATATTACAGTCTTTGAATGGTCTTAGTATCTTTTTGTTATAAACGTTATATCCTTCATAGCCCTGCTTACCTGCACTTTGAAACGAGATGTCAAAGCAGGCAGACTGTTGTGTAGCAAATGAAGGAATTTGAACGTTAGGATGTGTCTTATATACTTTCAATGTTGTCATGATGTAGTCTCCGTTGATTTTATGTTATTTCCATCCAATTGATAGCACCAATACAAGTATCACCAGCAACACCAGACGGATTAGCAGGATCAACTAGATTACCATACTGATCTGCAAGCATTACAACTTCAAAGATGGTTGTTTCTTGTGGTAGATACTGATGAGTGTCTTTTCTGAACTGTGCCATTACACTTCTTTTCTCTTTGCTTTGCCTATAGTGTATTTAGCAATCAAGTTCCAGTCATTCTTTTCTTTATGAGAAATAATTTTTACTTGACTCAATGGTGCAGTAGGAGATGAACTCTTTTTCTCATTAACTAAATCTAGAAGTTGCCATTCGTGTAATAGATTGGCTATAGTATTTCTACGTGCTTTATCTTCTTCGGTAAAGTCTGACCGTTTGCCATCTAATAGAAACAATTCTTTGAAATGTACGAGATAGTACTTGCTTTGTTTATGAAGGATGTGGCAAGATTGATATAGAGTTTTTTCTTTCTTAGAAGCAATGCCAATACGTGATAAAGTTTCTCTGATCTTTAGAAAGTCATCAGGTTCATTTAGCTTCACTTCTATTAGTTCGTCTAGATTTATTGCCATGTTGAATTCCACCTTTATCTAATCGTTTCTTTAGTTCATCAATTTGGACCTCCGATAAGATAACTGAAATTTCTCTAGATTTTTCATCAGAACATCTATAGTATTCTTTAATAACATTGAGAGATTCTACAGTCTCTTTCTTGTGCCACTTCTGAAATGGTCTCTTATAAGGTCTAATACTATTTAGAAAATAATGAAACTGTAGAAGTTTATCAGTATGTGTAAGGATGTTCATCTGATTGGCATGCATAACACAATCATAGTGTTGTGACATGGCACGATTAACAACGAAAGGCACATAATCTTTATCAGTCTCTTGTGTGATAACATGTTTTTTTGTTTGAAGGATTGAGGGAATAATATCTTTGAAGATATCTGCCATTATCGTTTCACTTTCTTATTAAAGTTAGAACACAAAAGAGGTGCAACATATTCATCAATGAACAATTCGATGTCATCATCCATGTCAGTAAAATCATTCTTGATAGGTGGAAATTCATGCTTTGGTAAAAGCTTTACATAAACATTATGAATATCCTGTCCTGATAATCTACATTTTCTAGCTGCAGGATGGTCTTCATCTTCCCTAGAAAGATTACAAAGTTCCTTCATAAACCTATAGATTCTATCATTGATTCTAACACTAGAACCACCAACATACAAGCAATTTGTTTTAGCAGGTAGACCATTCCAAAGGGAATAGATACCACCAAAATTAGAACCAGATTTCACAGGATTATTATCCAAATCAACAAGACTAATATCAATACCTAGATTTGGATAATATGTGATGTTATTGATTCTAACTCTATATGTAGGTTTAGAATAACCAACTTTTATGAGTCTTTTGCCATACTCATCCAAAGACTCATAATCTTCACCAAATAGATTTCTAGCCATTATCTCATCTCACAGTCAACCATGATTTCAGTTAGACAAGCAACCAGATTGATTTCCTGATCAGCAACAAAAGCACTCTGATACTGATACTTAGCCAAAATAACAACGGCTTGTGGAATACTTTCTGGCTTCATATATTCATACAAGTTATCATAAATCTTTCGGAATACACGAGCAGGATCTAGATCAGCATTAACTACAACCCACTTCCTCATATCTGCAAAGTTCTTTTCTTTGAGATATCGAACAAGTTCCTGAATGTTCCGAATACTAACGACTTGTGCTAGAATACCAGTATCAATCTTACCAGAAGTTGAATATCGTTGAAGTTCATTTAGAGTCCTTCGATAATCTGGAAAATACTTCTTGGTAATCTCAACAAGGACATTCTTCTCATAAGAGATGTTTTCTTGATCTAAAATCTCAGCAATTCGATTAAAGAATGCTGCTGCCATCTTAGGCTTCTCATCTGGTTGAAGTGAGAAGTCAATAACAGAACACCGAGAATGAATAGCTTCGATCAATCGTGACTTAAAATTACATGTCAGAATGAATGTACAATTAGCAGAAAATTCTTCAATGGCACCACGCAAAGCAGCTTGGGCTTCTGGTGTGATATAATCGGCTTCATCAAGAATGATAACCTTTCTACCACCAACCAAAGATACCGTTGATGCATAACTTCGGATCTTAGTTCTAAGTGTATCAATACCACGTTCATCCGAAGAATTGATAAACAGATAATTCAATCCGATTTCTTCGCACATGGCAAAAGCAACAGTGGTTTTACCCACTCCTGCTGTGCCAGTTAGCATAAGATTTGGAATACTTTTTGTGTTCACATATTCTTGAAATACCTTCTTGATCCTTTCAGGAAAAATACAATCTACTACCTTTTTTGGTCGATATTTCTCTGTCCACAAAAACTCTTCCATTAGTCTTTCTTTCCACCATTGATGATGATATCGTAAAACTCTTCAAAAGTCTTCTGTTCTTCTACCTCAGAATTGAAATTAGCTTTGAAGTAGGTCTTACCCATCTTGCGAACTAACTTCTTATCTAATCCAAGATCATCACAAATCTTAGTGATAGCTTCCTTTTGAAGTTCTTTCTCGGCAGCTACTCGGGTCATTGAGTCATTTAGTTCCTGAATAGCACCTTTAAGTTTCTTCCTATCGTTATCTGATAGAGAATTGACACTCACGAAATTCCTATTATGACCTACCATTGACATTATTTTGTCTCCAAGGCAATGAAATATGTTACATTCTTGGTCTTAGACTTCAATCGGCTAAACATACCATGCTTGATATCTACATCATAATCATCTGGCATGAGTTTCCTCAAGAAGTTATCGATCTTAAATGTAGCAGTAAAGTCTGTACCACTATACTCTGAGATTTTACTATCAAGATAGTTAGATGTATCGTTTGCTTTGTCGTGGATTTGAAGATTTAGTTCACCGTTCTTACCGATGATAGACAGATTTGGGAGAGCATTCATCGAAGCCAATCGAAGTGACTTAGAAAGAACCGCATTTGTAAGAACGAAACTTACATCTGGATTATCCATAGTCAAGTTCTTATCGGGCGGTGAAATGATAATCTCTGGTGAACATGAAAGATAATACATCTGGAAAATATTATCTTTCATCATAACATACTTATCATTGAACTCTAGGTCAGGATTATTCAGAGTTGTAATATTACCTAGAAACTGAACTAGATCATAGATACCAAACTTATGACTAAACGAATCTTCCAGATCAACTTCAACTAGAACACTTTTCTCAGGAGACATAGTCCTCTGCTTTGTTCCGGGCTGGAGCACAATACCAGGATTGATATTGGCAAACGACTTCATTACTTCCAAAGTGTATTGGGAAAGTTTCATTATATAACTCCTATCTTATGCAGATTTTTTTAGTTTAACAGGACCTGTGTAAATGTCAAGCATATGTTTCACACAGGCTTCAAGTTCAGTTTTGGATCCATTGTTACCCAATACATAATCAAACATAGTTCCAATCCATGCCCATTCTGAAACATGGACTTCTGGATATCTACTATGCATATCATAAGCCACACCACGATTATGATTTAATGCAGTATCAAACCATACTGGATCTGGTCCACGAACTACACGAGTTACGATTCCATCTTTTCGTTTGATGAAATCGATCTCATTTGGAAATCTTACATCAGAAATTACAACATTCTCTATACCACGAATACGTCTTTCTAATGTAGATACCCAAATGTCTTCACCAAACACATCTCGACCAGCTTCTGTTCCCATGAGTTGGAGAATGTATCGAGGTGTAACAGATTTACCTAAAGTGTCAAAAAGTCTTTCATCCCAAAAATCATCAATAGTTTCTCGGAACTTTCGACTCTCATCCGTGTCTCCTTCTAAAAGATGTCTTGGCCAATCAAACATAACAGAAACCGTATCTTTAAGGACATCAGCAAAAGCAAATTTGTGAAATCCATACTTATTAACAAAAATATCAGAAACAGTTCCTTTACCTGATCCTGCAAACCCGATCACACCTACAATCATAATATATCTCCTGAGTTATAGATTTCCGGTTAGTTGTGCTATCTTTTGCATATCTCCTTTGAATCCATAAGTTCCTACGTGCTCTGTCTTCATCCATGGACATAACCAAATCTTACCACCGATGGCCCTGAAATACTGACAGAACATATAATCCTCAGACAAATACCTGTGACTATCTGGATCAATCACTGTATCAAAATAAGCATGAATGTATCGTGAACCATCAAAGTTTGCTTGTCCCACATGATCAGGTTTATAACTCAAGTGTGGATATTCTTCTTTGAATTTATCAAATACACCACGTTTGATCATCATAAATCCAGTGCCGATTTCCATAACTTCAAGTGGCTCTAGGACTGAGAATGATTTAGTGCCAGGAACAGGATTGAATACATAATCACCTGTAACACCTTCTAGTTCACCTGGATTGAATTCTTGCTCTTTGAAATTTGGATTACGTACAAGATTCTTAG